GGAACTGTCTAATATCGCGCTCCAGGTCGTTGCGGATATTCGCATCGAAATAAGTCGTGCTGCCCGTATAAGCATCCCGTGCGAGTTGTAATGCCTTGGCGTCGTCAATCATGTGCTGTGGTCCCCGAGAATGCGGCCGGCGAAATCGGTATTCATCGTCGCCATGTGTTCGTGATTGATTCTGCCCCGGGACACCTTGTATCGCTCGAGGATTTCGCCACCGGCCATGATGGCGCGCTTGCGCAGGTCGGATGCCGAGTAGGAATTATCCAGCTTGAGAACAAAACCCCACTGTCCGGACAGCATCAGGTTATGAATGGTCATAATCCCGTTCTCGCCCTGACAATTAACCGCCCACAGGTGTCCTGGATAATGCTCATTCAACGCCTCGGCCACGTCCTTGGAGAGCGCCATGTCGAGCATATTCTGCTTCTCGGCATGCTCGTTGGCGATAAGCAGGTTATTCTCTTCGCCGCGGTAGTGGATATTCGGGGTCATGTCCATTCTGGTTCCGTGTTATCTCGTATCAGGTCTGCCTTTTGCGCGTCAGTCAGGAAAAGATACTCATTGAGCGAGTAATACTGGCGGATGCACTCAGGCAGCTCTTCGTATGTCATGGTGTCGGCGTTGGCGTATCGAACTTGCGGCCATTGGAGAACTCATAGCCAGGCTCTTTGTTCGTGAATATCTCCCCTGACTCAGCCCGGGCGATAGCAACCTCCTCGCTCCATAGGCGTTGGGAGAATGTCGGCCCGCCGACAGGGTTGATCGGGACGTTAGGATCGGCCATTTCCAGCTCCAGTCATTCGATCAAAGGACATCCGAATACTCCTTGCGCAGCTTTGCGATCTCGTCGACCTGATAGAAACACGCCTCTGCCTTGTCGCAATATTCACTAAGGCGATCTAGTTCTTTCTTTGTCGATGCCTTGCCGGTGGCTTTCCACTCGTCGTACAAGGCTCGCCCTCTGGACCCGTTTGCCAGCCAGACGTTTCTTTCCTCGTAGAAGACTGCGCCTCTCATTTAGATTCCATCAGCAAAGCACTCCGGATCCAGTGACCGCTCATCGATGATTATGGGCGGCACAGCATCAATGTCGTAAATCCTGCTTATCGCGTCGATCAGGTCGTCGTGAGCGCAGAACGGGAACGTCAAGAACTCCTCCAGGAAATTCTTGTTCAAAGAGTACAGACGCCCCTCCTCATCAGTGCGCTGCACCGGAGAGAAAACACGGAACGGTTGGCCCTCTGCCTTGACCCGGGCCTGGGCCTTTGTCTCGCCATCGACCTTGGCCGGCAGGTAGAATCGGCCGTTGCGGAAATCAGGCTCGAGACGCTGCACCCGATCGATCTTGGACCCCGGTCCTTCCCGCGGCCATGCCAGTTCGACTATCTCGAACTCGTCTCGATCGCGTTGCATCTCGATCTCGAAGTGCTCGAGGTCGGACGTACTCCCATAACGCTCGTAGCCGACCTTGACGGACTGAACGCCAGGCATCCGCATCCATAGCTTGCGAAGCTCCTTAATGCGCGTGTAGCGCTCTGCAAGTCCCATTTTGTGGTGCCAGCCATCCACCAGCCACTTGTTGCCGGCCGAGTCGATACCGACGACCGGTATGGCTGTCTTGTCAGAGCCTTTCTTTTTACTGCTGGCCGGGTCGCAGAGAATGTATATATTGAGCGTTGCCGGCCGGATGTCGGAGAACTTCAGCCACTCCTTGTCGAATATCGCCGCGGTGCCTGCGCTAGGATTCTGGAGCATTTGCGCCGCCAGGACGGTAGTGGTCTGCCGTTTCTTTTTGTCGTCCCATACATCTTTGGGCAGGAATACCGGGTCGCCATCGCGATAACCGGTGTCGGTCGCCGGGTAAATCCGCGGAATGACGGCACCCATGTCCATCATGGTTTGATACGTGTCTTGAAACGAGTTCTTTGAGCAGAATCCATTGGCTACATAGTTTCCAGTCTCTGTCTCAAGCCAATAGACATCTTGGTGTCCAGCATTTTCTGCCACCCTTAGAGACCGTTTTTCTGTCTGCATTTGAGCAAATAAGGTCGGCGCAAGCTTTCTAATTTTTGTTGGTTTAATCTGGGCCAGGAAGCGATACCGCTCACGCCAACCGCCGTTGATATTGAAAACACACCTGTCGTGCCTCATGTGGCCGCGGCCATCAGGCTCCAAAGGAACCAGCAACTCGCGCACCCAAGACAACCCCTTTCTTTGGCCAACAAGTCGATACGGATTATTGACACCAACAATGCCGTCGTTACGCCTGTTGCGAGGGGCTGGCACGGTCAGTGGGCAGTATTCGCCACCGCTTCCGTGCGGGCCGCGCCACCACTGGTGATCCGGGGTACAGATAACTGACCTGCCGCTATCAAAAGTATATGTATTGACCGGTTGCTTCTCGTGATTTCCTGTCGCCTTGACAACAGATTGGCGCAAGAACCGCTTTCCATCTCCCGTGCGTTGCTCCCAACCAACAACCACATCGCCAACCACTACGTCAGCTATCCTCTTGTGTGTCCAGTCGGCCATAAGGATCTTGGTGTCGGCAACGGTGCAATACCTTGTACCGATGTGCCATGACCTGGCCATTCCTGTTTCGCCCCTGGCACCAAGGTTGTCAGATAACGCCCATGCCTCAGTGGTCTTTTGCACCATTTCCGGGCTTGTAACGCTGTCCACCGTGACAACATCATCATAAACACGGAGCAGGAAGTGCGCCCCAGTGGGTTGCCCATCGACCAGGCCGTGCCCTTCAACGGTAGCCTCTTTCGGGTTTCCTTTGCGTTTTACTACGATTCCGGAATCTTCGGACCATCGCGGCGACTCTTTCTTCGGGTCGGCGTATAAAGTGTCAGGATACAACCGCTTCAATTGCTCATTCGACTCGAACTCGTATTTGATCTGTCTTAGAAACTTTCTGGCGGTCGGTTTGTTGAAAGAAAAGATGCCGATTGTTATTTCAGGGTCATTGATAACCTCCTGGATTATTCCAGCGAATGTTATCCATGAGCTTTTCCCGTGCTCTCTCGCCCACAGGTCAAGATATCCATCAGGGTTTCTCTCGATCTCTCTTGCTCGATCATATTGCCACGGGTGAATCAGATCCTTGCGGCCAAGTATATGAGTGGCCAAAAAGAATCGGTCCTTCTGGCCGAGCAGAGCCAGCTCCTGGTTGCCAACGAAGGGGTAAATCTCTTCGTAGAACGCAACAGCCTGGGCCATAGTGGCTTCGCCATGCAACCACGGCAAGGCATCATTGATCAGCTTAAGGTTGTCGGCCACAGGAATTACTTCAGGCCGCTAAGTTTCGCCTTAATCGATGCGAAGTCGATCTGCACCTTGCTTGCGACCTCACCGGAGTGCTGCACCCCAACGGTTCCACTGACAATGTTCTCGATGACCTGCTTGTCGAGGCCGAGTAACTTTGCTTTTCCGAGTGTAGCGGCAGCCGCGGCAGACGCCTGCGGAGTCTCGGCGCCGAGGGCTGCCTGGCGGGCCTCTTCCAATTCCTGGACGAGGTCCATAACCGTAATTTGATAGGCTTTGACTATCGGTTCGCGCAATTCTGATAGTCGTGCTGCAATCTTGTTGTTTTCCAGAACGGCGAACGCATTGCGATTGATTGTTTCTGGCTTCATGTTTTCGGCATCATAAGCACGCCGATAAGCCTCGCTGGCGTTCCCGGTCTCGAGGTAAGCCAGGCAAAAGTTTTCCTGCTTGGGTGTCAGCTTAGGTGTATTCGCCATGTGGCGAACTTACTGCTACCCCGCTTGATTCATGCGCCAAGCTCTTTAATGAAGCGATCCAACACCTCCCGCCTCACAAACCGCTCCATCACCGACTTCCCGCAGCACGGGCACTTCACTTTTGGCAGCACAGCTTCGCGCCTGCGCTTGAGCGCGACATAGAGGGTATTGCTCGCCACCCCGACCTGCCGTGCGGCCGCGTAGGGTGCCATGCCGGTATCCACAAGGGCCATTGCTTCCTTCGTCTTGCTCATGCATCTCTCCTTCGATCACAACATCAGGCCACGGGACGCGGCCCCACAACAAGATGGTAGCACCGACTAAATTTTTTTTTAACCCACCCATTGACACCCCTTGACAAGTGACATGACTAGTCGTACTATGAAGCCGTGGGTGCAGGAGAGGCCCACCGCCGAGAGGGACTCCCAGCAGTATGGACAGGCGATACAAGACCCCTGAACCGCCGACTCCCCGCGAGCCGGCACCTTCAAGCCAGTTCGACAGCAAGTGATTAACCAACTACCAGGAGAAACACCATGACCAAGACCAAGACGATCACCATCAGCGGCGGTTTCCACAATGCCAGCGAAATCACCATCCGCGCCAAGATCGACCCGCGCGGCGGGATCGTGCTTTCTGGAGGCCAGGCCAAAAAAATCAGCAATCACATGTGCAACGTCAAGGGTTGCATCTGTGGCATGCACCATGGCTGGATCATCGAAGGATCTGATCGCGGCGATTTTGCGGAAGCGCTTAACGAAACCTACTACCGCACGCATCTCAATTCGTACCGCAACCGCCGCTGAGTTTCCACCTCCCAGGCCTAGCGCCTGGATGGAATAAAAACGAGTAACCCAGCCACAGCCGGTTGGACGCCGGCTGCTACGCTTTTTTCCCGCTGCGCGACTCCAACGGCAACACCGTTGGCCGCGCCTCACTGACCACTGGAGACTGACATGCCCAGCATCGAAATCACCGCCCCCCTCAAGCGCAACTTCGCCAGGGTGATGCAAGACCACTTCGGCACGAAGCCGAAGCCCATGACCTTCGACCAGGCCATCGCATCCCGCGGCATCGATGCGAAGCGCGCCATCCGCAACATGCGCCGCCGTGCCAACTACCACCAGTCCCTCGACCGCCCGAAGTTTTTTTCGGACGCCAATATCGCCGACCTCTATATCGGCTACTGGAAGCACGGCAAGTGCTACACGGCCGAAGTCGCATCGCACGACCTGGCAACCCTGAAGCACACCACCGACACCGAGGCTTATGTCGGCGCCTGGTGCCGTCTCAATCATCTCATCGCATAGGAGTCACCCCATGGCCAAGAAAGATTTCGTCTCGAAAGACGGCACCCGCAAGTACGTGAGCAGTGGTCGTATTCTGCTCAACGGCTCGCCAGTCCGCCAGTGGGCGCTTTACAAGCGCGG